TGGCTCAACAAAATCAAAGCGAAGATCGAAGCGAAACGCGTCCCCCTCTCAGGAAGCTTGGGAGGCGAGTATTCAGGGGACATCCACCTCTTCATCAACGGACGAAAGTTGGTAGGCGAAGTTAAGTACAGAGATACGTCCAACTTCCCTAGCCCCTTTAAAGTATTAGAAGGCAGAGACATTGCTTTCTACAAAAGACGGAGAGGAACTCCGCAAACTCTAGTCATAATGACTGGCGAACAATTTAAAAAGCTAATGGAGAACAGCAGTGAGTAAACACATTGGAAGAGCTATTGAAGATGAAGTTTGGTCAGCAAGCGTAAGCCGACCATCACACAAAATCTATGAAGAAGATCGCAAGGCACAAAAGGAACGCGCCAAATCATGGCGACCAGACAGCTTGCAAGTAAACGCAGAGCGCATCAAGCGTGGTGAACTTGTGGGCGTAGAGTATCTCTGGGGTCGTCGTGCTGTGCAAATGATTAAGCTTGGCATGATCCTCGAAGAAACTCTCGACGCTCATCGCAAGTCGTACATGGATGAGTACAAAGAACTGTACTCAGAACATCAGTACAACATTCACATTGGTGATCTAACGTCCAGACATGAGGCAGCAAAAGAACAATATAACTTGCCTTAACTGCACATATGCAGTAGAATCAAAAAAAAAGGAGAACACAATGAACCGCAAAGGTTTTATAGGCGGTAGTGACTGCGTTAAAATTATGAACGGTGAATGGTACGAGCTATGGCAAGTAAAGACTGGTCGTGCTGAACCAGAAGACCTGTCTAATAATTTACCAGTGCAGCTTGGTACATTCACTGAAGACTTCAATCTGCAATGGTTTGAAAAGCAACACAACGTAGTGCTTGCCGCACATCAGAAAGAATTTATTAGCAAGGTTGGTGAAGTACCAGTCAAAGGCACAATAGATGCTGGCGTTCGAGGAGAACGCAACATCGTTGAAGCCAAACACACTAATGCCTTTACCAATATGGACGAACAAATCGGACGTTACATGCCACAGATACAGTTGTATTGCCACTTGGCAAACTGTGAAGGTGCCTATCTCTCTGTAATTTTTGGCAATAGTAAATGGGAAAGCGCACATGTCGCGTATGATGAAGAGTATTTCAATTCAATGTGGGCAGTGGTGTCAGACTTCTGGGGCTATGTGCTACGCGACGAAGAGCCGATTGGTATTGACACGCCGAAAATCTCAATCAACCAAATTAAAGTTGACGATATGGTCGTTAGAGATGCCACTCTGGACAACCAGTTCGTTGACGCAGCCGTTACTTACGTTAATGGTATCGAACACAACAGAACGTTCGAGAACGCCAAGAAACAGTTAAAAGATATGGTCGCAGATAATGAGCGTGAGGTGTACTGCGACTACATAACAATCAAGCGTGACAAGCGCGGAGCCTTGCGCATAACCAAACGTAATTAGGAGAACACTAATGTCTAAAAATATAGTAAGCCTGTTAATCAAGGCGCGTAAAGATATACAACCGCCAGCCAAAACTGGCACCAACCCACACTTTCGCAGTCGTTATGTAACGCTCGAAGGTTGCATAGAAGCAGTGACACAGCCGTTGGCTAATCACGGCTTCTTTATTAGCCAACAAGTATCCACCAATGAACATGGTTCGTTTGTAGATACTATTCTTATGCATGAGGATGACCCCAATTGGGAGATGATTTCTCATGTGCCACTTGTACTCGGCAAGAATGACATGCAGGGATTGGGTAGTGCCATTACCTACGCTCGTCGGTATGGCATTATGTCTTTACTTAATCTTCCAGCTGAGGATGATGATGGCAATGCAGCCTCGCGCTCAAGCGGCCCCCCACAAGGCCAAGCGCAGAGCAGCGGAGGCGATTGGTAATGCTAACTAAACTAGTAAAAAAACTATGGAAAGGTGAGTATGTCTCAATAAGAGATTATGAAGCTGAGGCCGCTATTAAACAAGGTGGCCTCAAACTTATACACAATAATAAAGTTATGTATCTTGAGCCAGATCAAATTGAAAAGCTCAAGCCATCAAGTAAAGTTTTTAAATCTAAAACAGGAGGGAAAGACTACCAGTTAATAGACATTAAGTTTCTACCAGACGATCCTCGTCAAGAAAAATTAATTTAGCTAAAGGAGCCAGAAGCATGGCAGAATATGACAACACAAATGATGGCGTGGCATTCCCACCCTTTGAAGACATGAAGATGATCTTGCAAGGCAAGATGAATGTTGAGGGCAGAGAAGGACGCTATGCAATTGTTCGTCGTGAAACCAAAGGTGGTCGTGAGATCATGGAGGTCTACGAAAAAGTTGGTGTAATGTTTAAACAAGAAGGTGGCAAAGAAGGTGCGCCTGATTACACTGGCAATATGTATAACATGAATGACAAACAGCAGCCGTGGACTGACCCACATCCCAACCGTAGACTTGCGGGATGGCGCAGAATGAAGGATGGCAAGCCATACATGTCATTCAATATCTCAGAGCCACAAGGTAAAGCAGCATCACAAAGCTTGAAAGATGATGACATTCCCTTTTAAATAGAGATGTTCTCCGTGGGAAGTTACACTGCTTGACATAGCCTTTATAGCCTCACTGCTTCCCACTAAACTGCCAGCCTTCGGGCTGGCCTTTTTTTCTGAAAGGAATTGCACATGGTAAATATTACAGAATCTTTCACTAAGCTGTACGGCAGACCACCAAGTGAGCAAGAGCTTGCTGCAATGTGGCAAATGAAGCGAGAGCAAGAGGGATTCAAAAAACAATTAATAAAAGAAAAAACGTGTGGCATCAAAAGAAGCAAAGAGCCAGTGACACCAAAGGCATTGCCCAAAAAGACTGACACTCGTAAGTGGCCTTACCGCGCACCAAAGATGGCAAAGATGATTAACCGTATGCTAATCATTCAGGTAAGAATAGATGACATAGCATACGTCCTTGGCGTTACAGACAATGTTGTAATGTCTGAAATAAAAAAGTGGAAACTTCCACAGCACAATGATGGGTAATCGTGTGGGCAGTGCTATGTGAATGGTCGGACTATAGCTGCTGGCTTGGACGCCACTGCCCACTGCGACAATCTATCAAAAAAAAGAGAGAGAACAATGGAAAATTACTTTATATTTACAATAGTTTATGTGCTAAATGGCTATCCAATGGAATCCAATATACTACTCGATAGTAGTGCCAAGTGTCAGCAAGTTATTCGTGCCAGTGAAGAACTATCGGATGCTTTGCCAGCCGATTTATTTTGCAAAGATACTGGTATATTATCTAAGTCTTTGCGACCTAAGCTTAGGCCATCAACTCAGAGTGAGGCCCATCAAGAAACGGACGTCTGCCCTCAGATCGACGAAGATCAATGTAACAATTCATAGCATGTTCAGCCGTGCTTTTATACGCGCGTATGTCGCCCTCGCTCCACGCCGCACCCCACTTAATTGACGCGCCAGTTTCTTTGGCAGCCGCTGCCATCGCATCACATATCTCGTCATAGACATTCAACTCCCAACAAACATCACCATCAATATAAGCTAATACATCGACAGCATGAGAGTATTCATCTGACTGTGGAATATGTTTGCTGTTCATAGTTTGAGAGCGACCAGAGGCAACAAGTTTCTTTTGCTCTTCAACTGTGCGCAACCCGCAAGTCACACCGAAGTCAACGCGCGTTAGTTTAATAGCTAACTTTACAGTCTCAACTAAATCAGGGCGAACACCCTCCAGTTTACCAAGGCTGCGCTTGCTTAAATTAAAACTCATTTCTTTAATCCTCTCATAGTGCGGATTCCAAATGATGCTGCTATGGAAGCATACATTCCCCATTGAACCCACATTGGTGTTGTCTCCAAATTAGCAAATCCTTGTGCCATTGTTTCTTGCATAGAAGGAATGAAGTTGGCGCACAAAATCAAAACAAAAACTATTGTCCACAGCTCGTCTTTCCAACTGTCCTTGCTGGCCTCGATTGCAGCTTGTTCCCAATCCATTTCGCCAGTGGCTTGCTTTAGTTTGATCTCTGCGTTTGCTTTTTGAATGGCTGTCTTGCCATCAATGTATGATGTAGCAAGGCCACCAATCGCTGATACTATTTGTCCAATCATGCGCCACGATCCGTCTTAGCTTCTTTGTTCATCCAGATTCCAAAGCAGCCAGTCAATGCGCCCATGCAAACTGAAACTAAACCAGCCTGTCCATTCGTAGGATCAGGCAATGACATGTACCAGTGTACACTTTGGTAAGTTAAAATAGTAACCACTAGCATCATCAGCCGTGGGAATATTTTGTATTCATCAATCACTGTTGCTGGCATATAAACGCTCCGCTATCCGTTTATGCGTGGTGATTATAACAACTTTTCCATTTTTGTATACTGCCCACACACCTGACTTAATTTCTACTAACCTCAAGACAGACCACCGTTTGGCTGTTGTGAACTACCAAACCCTCTCTTGCCTTTCTGCGTTCTTGTTCGCATTCCTCATATGTCGCATGGGTTGGCCCAATCTGGTAATACTTTAACTCAGCAGATGGAATGTATTGTATAAAAACCAAAACAAAAATCATTACCACTGACCTCGCGCAGCACCAATTAAAAAGATAATCCCGCCCAATATCCCAGCACCAACAACAGCTATAACACTGCCAATGATCCAACTCATAATCGCATCTATTGCTTCTTGCTTGCGATACAGTTGCTCCTTGCGTTCTTTG